AATAATCATCCTCTGTCCAGTTATCACCAGACTGTTCTTTGAGATACGCTACGTCCACATTGTTCTTTGTGATGTACTCTAAGTCTCTGGGATTGTCAAGTTGATAGTTACTATCATAATCATTCCACGAACCAATATATCTTTCCTCTGCTAAAATAGTATCCTTGAATGAATCACTTGATTCTTTCTGTTCGTCTTGTTGTGTTCTAAGATCACTTGCAGTTGTGTAGTTGTTTGCAAACCCTGCCTTGATGTCTGATGCAGGCAGTAGAGACTTCACCTCTGCGGTTGGGTCTGATATGATAGTCGTAGGAGTTTGCACAGTGGCAGATTGGGATTTATTAAAATGAACTGTTGAAGCTTCTAAATCAAACTCACCATTTTCATCTGTTAACTCATCGTGAGGTTTAATGTCTATGTCGTATCTACCTGTAACTTCTGTTGCAATACTTTCTCCATAGACTTGTGTGACTTTACCAGTGACATCTGTTCTTTGTGTTGAACCAAAAACTTCCTCTACCGTTCCATGTACCTCTTGCTTGAGATTACCTCGAACTACCTCTGTCTTGTCACCATCTACAATCGTGGTCATGTTACCTTGAACATAAGTGTTGACATCACCCTCAACTGTTAAGTTAACAGAGCCCTTGACGTTTACATACTCAGTTCCAACAACAACTTCAAACTTATCACCGACCACACGAATAGACTTTGTTCCATCTGCGTCAACCTCATAGAATGTTCCAGACGTATGATACTCATGTATTCTCTCACTATCCTCTGTGTCATCAAACTCTTTGATATGACCACTCTCACTTTCAAAGACATGATTCTTCGGATACACAGATTTATATCTGGACGAAAGTTTAAGTGTAAGTTCATTTGTTGCAAGTTCACCCCACTCATCACCAACAGAATTAGTAACACCCCTTGTTCTTCCTTTAGGTGACAATCCCTCAACAAAATCTCTATCTTTAGTTTCAAGAACTTTGTGTTGTTTACCTTCATCATTTCTTGCAAGACGATTGGTGTCACTTTCATTTAACGAGTGACCAGAGGTATTTGTAGAAAAGACATCCCCTTGAGGATAGATACCATTAGGATCATTGAAACCAATTCCAAGTGATGCGTTCTCTTGAGGAACACCAGGCAGTGTTCCCATAATGACAGGTTGTTGTTTCTCTCTTGCGTCCATGAAGAAACCCACCACCCAAGTTCCTTCAACCATAAACGATGGAGTGTTTCCCATTCCTTGCATGGATGGGTCAGTGACAGGATGCATGACATGAGCCCACGGTAAACCTTTTGTGGGTATCAGTTCTGTATCATCTGTATGATAACCTAGACAACGAACACGAACTCGTCCAAGTTTTTCTGGGTCATTGCGGTCTTCTACCACACCAGTAAACCAGATAAAACCGTCTTGTCCCATAAAATACTTATCTGACATATGTTCTCCTTAGAGAATATTTAGTCCAGATAAATAAAGTTCATAAAATATCCACAGTAAAATAGTTGTGTATGGTAGAGTTGCAACGACAAAAAATAGTATTTCATCTAAATCCACATTACACCTTTAATTTTGAAAAGTTCTCGTATCTCTCTGCCTTCATACCAGAACCAAACGCACCCTCATCAAATAGTGGCTTGTCTTCCTCTTCTTTTTGATTTGAGTCTATCAGTCCTTGTATGGATACATCATAAAGTTTCATCTTTGACCTGTCAATACCTATGACAAATCGTTTGTTGACATTAGGATCGTTATAACGATTCTTGAGTTGTTTCACTGCGATGTGATTGTCTTTGTCAAGTTCCTCTGTTGATATGAGTGCAAACATAAGATCAGCAGTTGCAGGCAACCCAAAACTTTCCGAAGTGTCTTCAAGACCAATATCCGTATTTGAGAAACCTGATCGAGTGGTCTGTGTAGCCGACATAATAGGAACATTAGTTTCAACTGCAAGACCTCGCAACTCCTCTGCAATTGCTTTGATGTAGAAGTAAGAACCGACATTTGCGTTCCCCTTGAATCTTGATGATGAACAAATATTTAGATAGTCCACAAATATTATATCTGGTTTGAATGACTTCTTGATTGCAAGTTCCTTGAGTAGTCCTCGAAAGTGACCAGAGTGTGCAGACGCAGTTGGATATTCTTTGACAATCAGTTTACCCCCTGTGTTCTTTTGTATCTGTGCAATCTTATCCTTAAACATTTTCTTAGGTAGAGAATGTAAGTCTTCCATAGAGATGTTCATTAGGTTTGCATCAATACGTTCTGCGATACGTTCCTCTGCCATTTCAAGAGTGATGTACAAAACATTCTTACCTTGAGACAAACAGTTTGCAGCCATGTGACACATGAACAATGACTTACCAACACCTGTACCAGCAAGTGCAATGTTAAGTGTCTTTGGTGGTAATCCACCCTTTGTGATTCGATTAAAAAAGTCCAAATCAAACGGAATACGTTCCTCTACGGTATGATAATAGGAATACCTCTCATCGAAGTCCACAAGGTAATCGTGACCAATAGCGTCAGAAAAAGAAACACTAAGGGCATCCGTAAGAAGACTTGGAAGAGAATCAACAGTTCTCTTTTTATCTTTTCCATCAATAATTGAAATTCCATCCACAATCGCATTGTATATCGCCTTGTCCTTACAAAACTTCTCTGTTGTGTCGATGAGCCACTGAAAGTCCACCTCGACAGGACTGAGAGTCTTAATAATTTTTATTATTTCTTTATGTTCTGTTTCGTTTAAGTCTTTTCTTTCTCCTACCTCGATTTCAAGTGAAACCTGAGTAGGTATTTTATTATATTTTTCGGTGAACTTACAGATTTCCTCGAATATAATTTTTTCTTCTCTTACGTCAAAGTATTCTCCTTTGAGAAACGGTAAGACAACTCTTGCGTAGTCCTCGTTGGATATCAGATTAGTAAGTGTAGTTCTTTCAATAGTTTGATCCATAGTGTACCATTATACATAAATTTATGGTGAAAGTCAAGTGTTATTTTGCATCCTCTATTTCCCATATTCGTTTAAATATTTTTGTTTCGTTTCTTTTTACTTCTCCGTAGATACTTGGTAGCTCTGGCCAGTATATGATTCCAATAGACACACGATTACCATCATACGGTAACACACGATGGTAGAGATTGATTGGAAAACTGACCAACATATTTTTCTTCGGTGAAACCCTTTCTCTAGTTTCTAACTCTAGTTGTCCACCGATTTTTGGTGGTGAGATGTAGTAGATGTTTGTGGTTGTCGGTAATACTGACGGATAATATTGCACTCCATTTTGTGTGCAATAAGAATCAATGTCATTATGCAATCGTGGATTGATAGGTCTTATATTATACCACGCAGTTGCACCAATAGAATTACTATCTGGTGTAATTTTCCGCATCAGTTTATGTAATGCGTTTTCCGGCTCCGCATCTACTCCCACCCAATGCACTCGATTGTACAATAGATGCGTATTAGTGAGATCATCGTATTCACTTTGCGTAAGAAAATTCTTTTGAATTACAAATCCCACACTCGATCTCCGTAATTAAATGCAATACTGATTCGTTTCTTCTCTGATTGATTTGGTTCTACCGAATGAAATACATTATTTGAAAACATCAACAAAGTATTTGTCTGTGGGGATAACCGTTCCCCAGAACCGAATACGATATCCCCCATATTTACATCAGGAACATCTACATAATACACTCCACTCAAGCCATGGCTATGGCTAACTGGTATCCACTCTCCACCATAATTTACCATATACATTTTTTTATCTGCATGATTGTGTTTGATGTTGTAGTGATCTTTACCGTTGATGTTAAACCATAAAGTGGACAACACCATTTTTCGAGGAAGGTGTTGTTCCACCTCTGCAAATAGTTCTTTGCAGACTTCTGGTGGTTCTGTAAATTTAGTTGACTGAAATCCACCGACATTGGACACCTTTCTACCCTCACTGAGATTAAGTGCGTACTCTTTAATTGGGTTTACATCAAGCGACAGCTGGTGATGTTGGATTGTAGAAGTCATATTTCCAAGTAATCTCCTCTCCACTTTTTATATAACGATTAGTAATCAATATCCATTTATCACCGTGTAGACCAACCTCAAACTGCCAAGGTAGTTTGTGTTTTCTACAGTTTGGTTTCTCTGAGTGATTACCGAATCCACCTAGAGGTGTTCGTATCAACTCAATACCTGTGAAGTAGTGTGTGACACCTAACTGTGTGTTAGGATATATGTCCTCTACTGCAACTAATCCAAGTCCATGTATTTCAGACGGTTCTAATGAGAGAACTCTTGGTAGTGGTTTATA